GCTCACTGGTCTATTAGCCATCGCGATATTCTTTTCTCGCTCGACCTGGAGTTTCTCCATCTCATATTGGTGTGTCTGCTCCAACTTCTGGCGTTCGAGCTCGATGCGTTGGTTCTCATAAGTCGTTTTCTGAGCCAACTGAGCTTCTTGGATTCTCTCCTGACCTTGAGCCTTCTCTTGATCAAGGTTTTGTTGACCAACTGCCTTGGCCGAATCGGCTTTGACTTTCTCATATTGTGCCTTAGCAGCAACGGACATCGGATCAGGCTCTTTCGGAGCCGACATCATCTGCTGCAGAGTCTGCGGATCAGGCATCTTGAAGTACCGCTGGACATTCTTGATGTTCAACAACCCAAGCATATCCGTTACGGTATTCATCATCTCTTGGATGCCACAGATGGGATTGTTGAGACCCATCTGACTAACTATCTGCGTCTGATCCGCCTTCACCTGCTGCAACGCCATCATCCGCGTGACGTCGGTGCCTTTCCCAAGGGTCGGGTTGATTTCGACCGCCATCGAAGCATCGAATAGAGAAGTATCAAACGGGACAAAATTATCATTGATCCGGAGAACTCTCTTTTGGTTAGGGTTCTCACAAACTTCATTGTAAATTCCCTGAAAGAGATCCTTCCAGCCAGTTTCGGCGAGGACACGGGCAATAAGTTCGATGCGCTCTTGCGCCCCCGAAATAATAGCGTCAACGCCAATCATCGTAGAGGATTGCAGAGCCTTAGGATCAAGTCCCTTCGCAGCATCTGATAAGCCCGTCCGCCGCTGCAATACCTCGTTGAGCAGTTCGATGATCGGGAGAGCCTGTTGACCGACGAACGGTGTCTGAGTATAAGCAACTGCCGCATTGGGATCACCGCGTGTCCGAATAATGGCCCCAAGGTCGTCGTTCATCACATCGTCGATGTTTGTCATCAACTCGTTGACGGCGACCTTGGGGTTGATTGACTCGGCGAGAGAGTCCAACACCCCGCGAAACATGTTGGTCTTGATACGCTGCAAGTCAATGGTGAGATCGGCTATGGAATCACCGACAATAGTATGACTAATAGGATCAACACCAAAACAGGCGAATTTAGCGCGATTCGCAGGCTCATCGTTAACAATAGCGTGATCTTCTCCCATCGTGCAGATGTAGCGAAGCTGGGGCGCACCGGTATTATCCTTGTCGATCCAGATATAGTATTCGCCATACATCACGCCATCGCCAATTCGGGTCGACATTCCGCGACCTTCATTGCGGAGTTGAGCCTCCATCGTAAAGTTGTGGATATCCTGCGTCTGAATATAGTTGGCACAGAGATCGCGGTCGTAGCCCATTGACACAAGTTCGTCAATGTAGACGATGCGTTCGTGGCCAATAACGCGACTTTTTCCTAACGTGCGCGCGTAGCGATCAAGTCTCATCTCCTCGGGCGGAACTCCAGCGACACGGATAATCGGCTTCGAAACCTCATACTCAAATATCACCTGCTCATAAATACCTGTCTGCGGATCAGGCTGCGATGCTTGAAATACCCGCGCCTGTTGATCCTGTCCTTCCTGAAGTAGAAGTTGAACCTGCATTTGATTCAAGTTCACGAATGTCTTATAAGCTAACTGCCGGTTATCATCTGTCCACCACTTGACGAATCCCGTCTTGACCGTCATCGCGTCCTTAAACGCGCCGTAGATAATCAAGAACCCCGGATTGTCCTGCCAAAACACATAATTGACATATTTCGTCGCCTCATCAGCAATTTGGATTTCTTGCTGAGTTCTCGGGACGACATTGCAAACATTCTCCGACGCCCCAAATATACGGATCAGGGACGGAAGGATGTTTAAAATGGCGTCTCGAACGTCCGTCGAAACAAACGTCGATTTATTCTGCGTCTGAGTGTTGTATTCGGGGTTCAGGATGTCGTCGAATGTGGCGTTTGGATCGGTTATGATCGCCGATGTCTCTGGCGGAACTGCCCCGATGCTAGGCAACATCCCATAATAATATTTCTGCGCGGTGTCTCGATTCTTGGCGAGCACCGAATTCTCATAATCCTTGCAATCATTGATGAGAGACTGGATAAATTGCTCATACGAACCCGGATCCATCGGGTCGTACATAGTCGCCGTACCGGTGTCCTTGAATGTGTAGAAGAGGCGCTCCATGCCTCCTGCAGGCGAATAGCTCATGGGCCATATCCCGCTGTATCAGGATTCATGTACGGACCCATCCGATTTGGCCAGACGGAACCCCGCTGCAACGGCCCCATCATCGGATCCACCCTGCTATAAGTAGAAGGGGTAGAAGAAGTTTTAGCAGGGCTATTGGGCGGCGAAATAGGCACTCTTGAAGGAGCAGGTGGGGCAATCGGACCCCCGCCGAAAAGTTTACTCATATCGAGTGCCGTGTAAATAGGCGATCGATTCTGCCCGCCTGCTTGTCCACCAGCCAATACTCCCGGAGTTCCTGGAACATTGTATTGGAACGTGTCGAATGGAGGATTGTTGGCCGTCCGATTCGCTCGTTGCGGGCTCGGAATGGGTTGAACTGCGCTCTGAGAACTGGCCCCACCAGAATTGCGCGGATCAAGATTGAGATAGCGCTGCATCTGTTCAACCGCTGGCGGCATATTCACCTGCGGGAACACCGAATTGGGGCCGGGAGGCATTCCGGCGTGAGTTGCGGCAAGTGCGCCGATCGAAGATGGCTGATTCACCTGCGGGAATACATTGGGATGCTGATATCCCGGTCGCGTAGGAGGTCCGTATGGAACTCCGGCTCCATTCCAAGGCCCCGGCTCATTCACAGCGCCTTGAACCTGGCTCGGAGTCATGTCCTGTTTGCCGGGATAAGTCTGCTGCAACAATGCCTGCAGCCATGGAGGCATTGTAGGATCCATCTACGTTCTCCACGTCACCGCTTTGACGGCCCACATCTGCGCCCCCTGCGCTTCGGTGATGGCGATGGAATAGAGGCGCTTCTGTTCACCGTCGTTTAGTTCCTCGCGAGTATCATTCAACATATCGATGATCTGCGCGAACGCCTTCTTGAGCGCATCCACTTGTGCATTGCCGCTTGGATTGAAGCTAAGCCCAACCGCTTGTTCACCGAATGTCATATCGTCCCTCTTATGCGGCGTCGAAGCGGTCCCTTCGTGGCATTGGTGCCATAGAAACCGCTGACCAAATGGAAACTGGTTGCAAGGGTTCTAAAACCGTCAGCAGGATGAGACGCCCAATCGTGAACTGGACGCCCCAGTTTCGATCGCTTATAGGCGCGTAGAGCAGAAATACCCTTTTTAGTTGTGTCGTCGTTAAACCAGGCGATACCAAGGATACCTCTAACGGCCGCGATTCCATCCTCGGGAGAGGCAAGCGGTGAAACAATGATCGGCTCATCGAGTAAATCGGATAGAACCTGTCGTCGTGATTGGCCTGTCGCCAACTCGCGTGCCTCGACGTCATGTGGAAGGCAATGCGCTTTATATTGATATCGAATTGACCCGTTCGGACCCAGCTTCTTGCCGTTGATGATTTGAGTGTAATATGATAGAGGCTGTCCGTAGCCTTGCAAATAATCAATGACATGGACTTCTCTTCCACAGACTTGATAGAACCAGACAACCATCATGTCGTGGATGCCCAAATCCCATGCCGTTATGACCGGAGTATTGAGATCCCAAGCCACCTTCCCAATTCGACCCTCATGTTGCAACTTGTTCAGCGTCTCGGCGTAATACGACCCTTCAATCGGGGCATCGAATGAGCATAACATCTCCCGAGCATATTCATCCGGGGACATGTCCGCCGTCATTTCGGCGACTTCCTCCGGCAACAATGCATCGGTGCCCGTCACTGGAATGATATGGAAATCCCAGTTCGGATTATGCTCGTTCTTTTGTTTCAACGCATGAAAATGATCGTCGCCATTAGAGGTGCCGCTGATAATACCAAACCCACGATAGTCAGCCAAACAAGGCCGGACCACGGTGGAGAACACCGCCGGATTAAGAAGCGGATACTCGTCAAGAACGATTCCATCGAAATAGACACCGCGCATCCGTTCGTAAGCCGCCGCGCCTCCATATAGCCGAATGCTGGCCTCATTCGGAAGAACCGTCATGAGGTCGCCTTCGTAAAACTTGACTCCGGGAAGAGGTTCAGCGTAATGCTTGGCATATCCCCAGACAAGATCCTTAGTTTGATCAAAAGAGGGGCCGACGTAAGCATATCGCGGAGGAGGATCTCGTCGCGGGTTCCTAAGGCTGGCTCTAAGCAAATGGTTATACTCGGCAACTGTTTTGCCTGCCCTTCGATGAGCGCAGACGAATTGCCATCGTTTGGAAGAAGCATGAAGCGGCCGAAAATGCGCTCGTGGGACGTACGGGATTTCGATCCGCCTCGGGGCGTCGAATTGGTCCTGCGTTGGAACGTCGTTCATCCCCGTTACCGATCGAATAAGCCTCCCCACCGACGCGGAGCAATGGCGTCCGACCGCGCCGGAACACATGTGCAATGCCCATAATGCCCCTGACGAATATCGTTCACCTGCTCGTTGGCCGGCGAATACTGATACGCGTTCATCGCGTTCATCTGACCATTCGCCGCCATCTGCTGGTATTGCGCCAGTTGCGCCTGTTGCGCCGCCGCCTGAATCTGGTATTTGTTCCGGCGCAGGTAGTCGTCGAGCATATGCTCCATCTGAATGCGTCGACCGCGCTCTTCGGCGACCACCGCTCGAAGATTAGAGATTTCGAATCGGGCATCCTGCAATTCTTGTTCCAGATCGATGACAGTCTTCGCTTCCGCGGTGACGCTCACTTCATGCTGCATCTTGGTCCTCCCGAACCACCGTTCCTTCAATAGTATTCTCGTCCTTGTCCGGGTCGCTCAATGGGGTTCCATCCCCCCATGTGACAATTATATTCCCGCCACCCGAATTGATGCTGATTTTCCCCGGCCCTGAACCATAGCCCCTTGTACGCCCAATATATGACGACAAAAGGAATTTCGCCATCCCGTCGCGCCGACCCGGATCAATGGGATCATTCAGCGCCTCGCAGACTATTTCTTCGGCGCGATCGGCGAGTTGTTCTCGCGCTTCGTTTTGTTCGGCGAGCAAGCGCGGGCTGGACCGAATATAGTTCCTGAGGCGGTTAGGCGCCACCTTCAACCGCGCAGCCGCTTTCGGAATACTCCCACCGTCCAGCCACAACGCTGTCCGCGCCTCTTCAACGGTCAGAGGCAGCGAATCAGGCCTTTCATCCCACGGTTGGGTGGGAATCGGGGATAGATCAGATGGAAAATCGGTGGTCACGATTCCGTCGCCGAATGCCGTAGGCCATGAATGCCGCGCCGATACCGAGCATCGCCCAAGTGGATGCCTCCGGAACTACGGCGGAGCCGATCATCGTCTCGCCCGCGTTCACGATGCTCCCGCCCGGAAGAAGGACCAAAACGCTCTGCTCCGTCATGCTGAATTCTGTCGGAGAGGCGAATAGGGGGCCTCCATTGTGGGCGAAGCCTAGAACTCCGACGCCGGGGGAGGTAAACGAATCGGTGTCTATTTGCACCCCCGGAGTTGTGGTCGGAGTGGACGCCCCCTGTGAATTGGCTGGGTCGACGAACCAATTCTGCTGGGCTGAACTCCCGCCGGGGCCCTGCCAAGTTCCGCTTCCCGCTGTATGGAACGCCAGAACCGGGAATGTATAATCCGTGTCGCCAACAGCGAGCCGAATGAGAACTGGGCTGGCCGATGTATTCCGGATTAAGTTAAAGGACGAGCTCAATGCGTCCAGAGGACCCGAAAGAGACAGCGAATTACTCGCGCTGAATTCGATCCCTGCCAGAGTGACTGGATTGGTGGTCAACGATCCGACAGTGGGATTAGTGTCACACGCCGAATTGTCCACACAAGTGAATGTGGATCCGCCGATGGAGGCAGAAATCTCCAAGACAGCGTGCGCGGGCACCGAGCCGAATGCGGCCAGGAAAACACCTGAGAGAAGAGCGGACCGAATCATGTAGTTGCCTCCTTCGCGAGAAACAGATCCCAGTTCAAGTGCCCAGCCTAGCAAGCCCCAGATGGACCACCCTATTTGGCCTCACCACTCTCTTTAGTCAGCCAATACTTCGGGGCCATCTATTGAGGGCTTACCGCGCAGGATTTTGCATATCTTCGAGCGCAGACGCGCATTGTACCACGGGCGGGCATACGCTGTCAATGATAGCAGTATAAATGTTACATTGTTCGCAGCTCGCGGAGGACCCGCTGCAACTTCCGGTTGTACAACTTGGCCGTGGGGGGTTCTTCTTCGCCGCTGCACACAACTCGGCGTTGTTGCAACTCCAGCAAGCCCCGTGCCACGCGGCTTGCGTCGCCGCTTGCGCGCTTGCAAGCCAGCCTTGCAGAAGCGCCGCTTGACAGCGAGCGCGCGCTGTGGTAGAGTGCGCGTGTCGGGGCGGCTCGCCCCGCGCGCTCCCCGCCCTCCGCCACGGGGCGGAGCGGGGAGCACAACCAGAGGTAGTAAAATGGCAAAGCGCAACAACACGGCCACGGAGACCGAAGTCCTCGTGGACAACACGACCCCGGAGACCGTGGTCGAAGTCACAGGCTACGAGCTTGCGGTGCTCGTGCCTCCCGCCCCCAAGACGGTGGTCAAGCCCAAGTTCAAGAACGAGTACAGGGCACGGGCCAAGGCCGCCGGCCTCACCGACAAGGCGAGCAGGCGCGGAAACGGCGACTGGTTGCAACGCGAGTTGCAGGCGGAGACAATCATCAAGGGCGAGTTTGACTTCGATCGCTTCGTGGCGATCTTGGACGCGAACGGCGTGGACTACTCGCGCTGGTCAACCACAAGCCACGGCTGGAAGGGCCGGTTCCGGATGTCGGGTTCGATCGTCCTGCGGGGCATCGTCGGCAAGACCGGCGTGCTTCGGACGCCGGATGGCGAAGTGAGCGTCCAAGCGCTCGCTGACGAAGGCGACGAGGCCGCGATGGCCTTCGTGGCCAAGTGGAACAACGGCTAGCAGAAAGGGCGGGGCGGCGAGAGCCGCCCCGTTTGCTCCCATGATCACAATGATGATCTTCTGGGCAGTTCTACTTGCTGCCCTTTCCATCTACAACGACATGTAAACACACGCGCGGCGTGTAACAACCGCCGCGCGTAGTGTAGCGCAACTAACCTGCAACCTGCGGGAAGGCGAATTATGCCTTTGTTACGCACTTGTCGCTTTCTTTTTGCTCGGTGTTCTACTTCACGCACCGAATCATGGCCGAATGTCATAAGTAGAACTGCGCTGTTTTTATCCTTACGCTCAGCGCCTCGAAGCACGGCCGAATGTCATAAGTAGAACACCGCGCTTTCCGTACTGCGCAAAGTTGTGCGTGCTTAATGCGCGGTAAAATAGAGCGACTTTTAGCGCCCGCCCCCGCGCCGCTACACCCCACAGATAGAAGACATTGTGCAATAAAATCTTGCAGTACCCCCTTCGGTCCCGCGTAACAAAACCTCCACCCTTTTAAACAAAATTAAATATACACACAGGGAGGGACAGTACCTGGAAAATTAAGGAATGCATTGGGCCTAGATAAGCGCAAAGATATATTGACTCCGGCTGCCCGCCGTGCTATAATTCGGCATGGCTTACGAAGTCGTAGATTCGCGCGCTGAAGGTCGTCCCGTTCATTATCGGCTTTCAGAGGACGCAATTCGCTGTGCTATAAAAATGATTCGGCACGGCGCGTTATTCGTTCATATTTATAAAGTTAAGGGCGAAATTCGCCGATTAGTTAGGGTATTCAGCCCGAGCGGCCCAAAGCGCGGCCAGCCTATTCTTTAATTTCTGCCACAAAGACATCTTGACGGCGCGGCCCGCCCGTGTTTTACTGGTCGCGCGGGGCGGCCCCGCACAGCAAGGAGCGAACCAGATGAGAATTCAGCATGGAAACCAGGCCGAGCACATATTCGGCGCAAGGAGATAAAAATGGACCAAGAGACCTTAGACGAATTCATCGAGGCAGGCAAGCTGTTCTGGACGCAAGCCGAATGCCCCACAGAAGAGGACACAAACATCCTCTTCCACGCCCTGGTTTATCGCGACCATGGCGAGATAGAAGAGCTATTCGACCGGTTTAACATCACAACACCATGGAGCGAGAATAATGACACAGGACAACCAGATGTTTGATGACCCACAAGATCACGTTGACTATGTATTCGACACCGAGGAGGCGGCGCAAGCCGCCCTGCTCGTGGGGAACCGAGTTTGGCGCGAGGAAACACCAGAAGACCCCGTGCCAAGAGCAGAGATCGTGCGTTGTCGCGTGGTCGACAACATGCTCGAACCAGACGAAAACCGGCCCGTTCTGGGTCGTATTCGGTGACGAAGGCGCTTTGATGATGACAAACGATCACCAAAGCGGACTGCAATGGGTTAGCGTAGGCTAAGGAGGCCAAAATGACACGCGAAAAGGCTCTTGAACAGGCAAGATTCGAAAAGTGGTGTAACGCAAGCATGCGCTTCGCCATTTATAGGGTCGGTGCGCAATGGATGATAACAGCGCGTAGCCAAGAATGGGTGCAGAGTCAGTACAAGATCAAGATCAAGGACTGGTACGAACTCAAGCTAACCGACGGCAAGCCGTGTGATGGTTTATTCGGTCGCCGGTATGAAATCAACGGAACCAAACCAAGAAGGTACACAATTCGATGACCAAAGCACAGCAAGCATTCGTTGACGATATCAAGTCGTGGGCGATGGAACACTACAACGAATCATTCGGCGCGTCCTGTATCATCGAATGCATGACAGACGAAGAAATCCTCGCCGAATTCAACTCCGTCGAAGACGCTAAGTCCTATGCAAGTCTGCAGGACGAGCAATACCAGAACGCCAACATAGACAGAGAATCGGGGTACTGAAATGAACTACTACAATCCGTTCGCGGCGAAGTTGACATTTCACAAGCAATGTTTCATCTTCGCTGCTCACTGGCACAAGAATGTGAGCCATTCGGTGCTAGCCAAGGCATTCGGCGTCCACCCAGAAACGGTGGCGAAGATGTGCCGAATTGGGAATCATTATTACGGAAAGGTAAAGGAGCAATCGCGCATAATGGGCATCGCAAGAATGTACGAGCATTACGCGCAGCCCGAGCTTGTGGACGCGGTTGAGGACGTCATTCGTAATCGCGAAGAGGCCCTCGCCAAGTCACGCGTCCTTGAGATGCCGATGATAAATATAGCGCAACCGGACACAGGTGAAGGAACGTATTACATCCGAGATTCACACGGCGAGCATAAGACCGTGCTGATATTAAGCTACGATGCAATCAGAAAAGAGGAGCCGGACATACAATTGGAAGCAGGTGACGGTTATTACGTGAAGGATCCAGAATTCGGTTGGGTAGTGCTCCGAGATAACAAGGCGTTTAGAACAGTTGGCGATGCATTGCGATACTTCGCTAGGTTTCCTGAATCCCTTGATGACTTCACAGCGTAAATAGGGATTGACAGCGAGCCACGCCCGTGCTATGATGTGGGCGTGGCCCGAGCCATGGGCTAACAACCGGAGATGGCAATGCAAGAAGCGACACACAAGGTGAGAATTGAGCTAGGATTGCGCCTGCTCAATCGCGACGGAAAACCAAGCGCGATGACAAATGAGCAGGTCATTCAAGCTCTACAAGCGGTGCTGCGAAATTGGGAGGGCGAAGTGCCGCTCACCGAATACTTTACAGCCGCCGACGAAGAGGCGCAGACAAGCGCCTATCTTATCAGCGCAGAGGCAATCTAAACAGGGGCGCGAAAGCGCCCCTTCTTGTGTGAGGCACACGTGAAAACAATCGACGAAATGATCGAAGACCAGCACGAGAAAGAGCTGGCCGAATTCGCCAAGGCTGTGTTGGTGGCGTATTCGCAGGGACCGGCCAAATTCGCCGAGTTCGTGCGCGTGAACATCGCTAGCAAGCTCTATGTGGAAACCAGCGCCATTCGCCGCAGCGAACGTTGGAAGGGGATCAAATGAACCATTCCCCGGATGCGTTGGCCTCGGCGTTGACGCTAGCGCTAGTGTTGCTATTTCTCTGGATAGGTTGGGGAATAGCAATGTGTCTGATTAGTGGCATCGTCAGGACAATCAAGAAAGCATGGAGAGACTAGTGAACCCGATGCGAGTCGACAGCATCTCAATCTTCAACGCAGTTAAAATCGAAATTCAGCGCGACGAATCGTGCGAAAACGTCACGGTCACAGTCCAAGGTGAAAAGGGGTGGCCGACGCGAATTCGAATCTATGGCGACGACAAGCCGCCGGAGATTGTGAACCTGCCGGACGCAGAGCCGGAGGAAGACCCTAAGGAGGAAGACGATGACTAAGAGACCAAGCTGGAAACTTGCCCATGCAAATGTGGATTTAGGCTACATTCCTATGTGGCTGGATGAAGACGATCCAGATCCAGCATGGAAGCAAATCGACAAGAACTACAAGCACGGAGGGGGTTGGCATTCATCGCGAACCAACTCGAGAGCAAAGATGCTGGGCCACGTGTTTTACTACCCAGGAGATCCGCCGCAACATCCGTTGGCGACGGCTCGAATGAGGGATGAAATCATCGTGTTCTATCCCCACGCATTCGTTGCCATCTTTCAAAAGGATGGCTCTTGGGACATGGCAAGGATTGACTGAAATGAATCGAGCGTGGGCAGTCAGAAAGTTGCGTGAAATAGCGCACGACATCGAAGCGTACAAAAATAAAAGAAAGTGGGCAACAGGTTGGGACGAATACACAAATTCCCGATACTTCGGGCTTCATGAACTACTGCTAAAAATCGAGGCACGAGAAAATGAGTCAAGACTTCTGGGACAGAAATTGGGCGACAGCCGAGCTTCTGGGGGAACCGACGCCGCCGATCAAGGGCGTCAACGAATTGAACATTCCGATCTACTGCTCGGTGATGGTGACAAGAGCGGTTGATCATGGAATTATATGCCATTGTGGATGCACCGAAATGCTCCGCGCACAGAAACGCCTGCAGCAAGCGGCGGATAGGCGAGTTCGCAAAGAAGAACTCGCTGTAATGAGCTGGGTCAAACCCCGCCGAGGCACTCCTGCTTGGGAAGCACTTAAACAGGAGATCATCAACTACCACACAAAGGACACCGAGACATGAAGCAATATCGCATTAGTTTCCTAATCCCGTCAGACAAGTTGTCAACGGTAATGGGAGTGCTCGAAAACGAGGTAGACGATTTCAGCATCACAACGGAGGAGAGCATCGGCCCAAAAGAGTCGAAAGAGCGCCGAGGGAATCCCACGAACCCGCGAAAGGGAAAGGGCCTCATGCGGGATCAACCCGCAACGACCTCGATCATCGAAGCTCTCAAGAAGGGGGCGACGACGAGAAAGCAGTTGCTGGACGCGTACGAAGCCGCTGGATACCAGAGAGCTGGGGCAAGTCCAGCTCTGGTGCGTTTGGTGGCCGAAGGCTCCATTCTTCGCATCTATGACAACGACGGGTACGCAAGTTACATGTTACCCAACCAGCCGAAGGGATCCAACCAGTGAAAATCACATTCAAGCTGCAGTTCGAAACTGCGACTAAGAACACCTACAAGTACCGCGAAGTACTTGAGGACCCCAAGCAGCCTTACGTCGATACTCAATACATCAAGAAGCACGTGATGCCGGAAGGACCGGTGAAGGTGCTATTGGTCACTATTGAGACCGAGGCGAGCCAGTGAAGCACCAAGTTGCTCACTACGAAGTCATCGACGCGGGAAACCGCGTCGTTGACGACTTTCGCGGTGATCGAATCACTGGAAGAGTGTTTCGCGTCATCAAAACGCCGAAATTCGGCGACCCATCCGAATATGAGGTAGTTCAGTCCACCATCGGAACATGGTGCAATTGTCCTGGGAACGTAAACCATGGCAAGTGCAAACATCTTGCGATGGTGGATTCCTACCTCGCGGGCACAAAGGAATCTTGACAGGGCGCGTCCCGCGTGTTAAAATGGACGCGTTCGAAAACAGGAGGCCGAAATGGCTAGAAAAAGTAAAGCTCAACGTCAGCAAGAGTTGGCTGAGAGAATGAAAGAAACCGGCGCACGAATCGATCCCATTGATTTCGCCGCGCCTCAAGGTGATCCAATCGCAGGCGATCTTGTAGCAAAGGAATTCGAGGAAGATCCGCCGCCGACCATCAACAAAATTCCTACCAATGGAATGAAAGCTTACGAGGACGGATTCACCGCTGCGGATTGTCCGTTCGAAGAGGGCACTAACGAATTCGACAAGTGGAACGAACAATTCGACGAGGCAGCGGACAACGCTGAAGAGGCCGAAAAGGAGGAAGAGCCTCAGCCCAAATCGGTCGTTAAATCCAAGTATCGCGCAATCTACGCCGAGAATGGAACGCCGACTACTTGCGGCGACGATCTGGCGCTCAAACTCAATGCGCTGCTCAAGAACGACGGTGGGACGAACATCGAACTCCTCGATGAAATCTGCCGCCTGAATGACGTGAGCCTTGAAAAATATAACCGAACCAGCCACGGTTGGCAAGGGCGGCTCCGAATGACGGCCAGGAACATGCTGGCCAAGAAGGCCCGCGACAACGGTGGGACGTTGGCTCTGCCTGAAATGCTCGGCGGCGTTATGAAGCTGATCGCGTAACTGAATCTTGACAGCAGCCGCGCCGTGTGCTATACTGAGCGCACGGCGCGACCTCGCGCCGCAACCAGGGGTGCGAAATGCCATTCATCATCTATTCGGGCGGTAAGAGCCACGGCATTGTCGATTTCAACACCGCCGACGCTGGAAAATATTACGTGCGGCATTATGAGAATTGGCTGATACTTTGCGACATTTTCGCGCATGAAACAGATAAGATGCGCAGGCGACAAGCCAACAGCGAAATCCGTGTCGCGCAACGCAAGATGGACTTCTGGATGCGACACAAGAATTTCGAGCCCACCGAAGTGGCTCGGAAGATGAGCCAAATTCGGCTCGAGAACGCCCGCAAGCACATGAATGAGGAATGAGGCACATGAACGCAGAGATGAATAAAATAGACATTGAATCGCTCGAAGGATTCATAGACTTATTCGGGCTGAAAGAGGTAATCAGCAAGCTCTCGTTTATCTGCGGCGAGAAAGCAGAACACATCGCTACAAATTGGCAGGACGTCAAGACTGCGAAGGTCTGGATGGACTATTCCGTGGTGCTGGATTCGGCCCACGCTAAGTTGGAAGACATCGATGCCAAATAGGTACGGAACGCCAAAGAAGCCGGACGCGAGCCGCACCGAATTGGCAGCAAATATTGTTCAGGAGGCAATGGATCAGAATTGGGCACCGGTTGATTTGGTTCAGCACCTGATGACGTTCTTCACCGCTGTCGATCTGCAAATGATCTTGGATGCAATGAAGAATGGCGGTTCTCGGGAACGCATCCACTAGTACAAGGGGTACTTGACACGCCGCGCGGCCTGTGCTATAATGCGACCTGCGCCGTAAAAGCGTAAGCTCTTCGTGTCCTTGAGAGCTAAGGGGCGGGCCGAACTCGACGGAGTTCAATAGAGCCCGCCCCATCAAGGGCCAAAGGACACAAAATGACAGACATGCCTGCATTGCTGTCCCCTGACGAATGGGAAGTTATAAATACGCAACGAGCAATTACGGCACAAATCAATAGGGACGTTGTTAAAGTTGGGGCTGTGTTCTTGCGCCCGAGCAGTAAGATTCCGTCCAATGATAACTGGGCGAAGAGCAAGTATCTTGACACTAACTTGCAGGATTGGCTCGATGTCGAAACTTTCCGATTCGACAATGTCGGCTTCAACCTCCAACAAGGATGGACCGATATCGACATTGATAGCGATGATTCCGAATACAACAAATGTATACACCAAGCGATGCAACATGTCGGGATTGACTGCCGGCTTGCTTTTGGACGCCATAGTGTCGGAGCACCTTGTCACTTCCTGGTTCAATTACCGGAGGAGGAAGCGCGGTCTTTCGAAGAGTTCAAGAAATTTGAACCAAAGGCTGTCCGCATTGGAAACGGGCGGTTCTACACCGAAATTCGATCTACGACAGACGAAGCCTCAAATGCACGGCAAACTGTTGTTCCGGGCTCATTGTACGGTGACAGTGGTCGAATTGATATGTCAGTCTGGTGGAATGACAAGGGCCGAGTTGCTAAGTCTTTGTCGGAGCTTACAACCACAACTCCAAGAGTTGTCAATTTTGATTGGATCCTTAGAGCAATTGCTTTCGGAACCATCCTCTACATCATTAAACCTCAATGGACAGAGGGGAGTCGACAACTCACCGCCCTCAAATTCAACGGGTGGCTTGCCAGAATAGTTGATGAGAGCGCCGCGATGAATTCCAGCGAACAACTCTCACAGGAGGTTCGCTGCCCGATCGATTCTGATCAAGTTGCCGAAGCCCTCATCGAATTGATATGCGTTGCCACCGGCGATGAAGAGTCTTACATGCGTAAGCGTGTATACAAGGACGCGCGCGAAAAATTAAGTCGTAATCCAGATGCCAAGATACCTGGCTGGACTTCGCTGAAGGAAGTTCTAGGCGAAGAAGCAATGATCGCGCTTCGCGCGGTCTGTGTTCCAGGCACCGACACCAGCATATTGATGAAACTGGTCGATCGTTATGTCTATAATCAGGCCGATGGTCGTTACATCGACCGCGATCGCTTCAAGGCTTCGGTGGAAAAGTATGAGCATTCGGCAGAAGATCTGTATCGACGACATAAGCCCGATTCGATTATGATTGGCGGCAAGCCGAAGGAGGCCTTCAAATCGTTCGAAATGAGCAAGATGCGGGTTGAAGTAGGTGAGGCGGATCTTTATCCTGTCAAGCCTCCCGGCGAAATTTTCCGAATCTCGCGATCTAAAGGCTTCGTTGGCGACGAATTTGAGGGGTCAGATTCGCATCTGGTATATAACACATGGAGAGGATGGGACTATAAGCCGCCGATGGTTATTGATTGCATGCTGCTTGATGAGTGTGAGGCGAAGCTCAATCGAGTTCTGGCGTGGTTAACCTGCGACAGGAAGGAGCAGGCCCAATGGATAAAAGAATGGATAGCTTGGACGATACAATTTCCTGGCGAAAAGCAGCAAATCGCGTGGGCGGTGGTTGGCGGGCAAGGGGTTGGCAAATCCTTTATTGGAAACGTCTTTTGCAACGCGATATTCGGCAGCTTGCACGGAATGGTAAATGGGAAGATCATCGGGGAGCGTTTCTCCGTTGCACCATTTATTGGGCGCATGTTCGTATTTGCCGACGAAGTGCGATTTAAGACCGGCACCGCAGTTGAAGAGATCAAGCTGTTGATTCGAAATACACGAACTCATGGCGAGCTTAAAGGAGTTGACGCTCGTGATTATAACATTTTCGCTCGACTAATGTTCGCCTCAAACAACGTTAACGTTAGATTGGGCGGCGAAAACACTATCGATCGAGCCTTGTTCTATACCAAAGCCTACACGCCCGAATTCATGGGCTTGTCACAGATGGAATTTAACGAATGGACTCTCAGACAAAAGCCTTTTTTTGACGAATTTGGGGAATTCCTTAAACGCCCCGAGGTAAAAGCTCATTACATGCAGATGTTCTCGCAAATGCAGCTGAATCGCCATGAAATCGAGGACATTCGGTGGTCTTCTTCGCGGGACCCTGATATTATGCTGCACAACATTAGCGGCCCGCGCAAAATCGCCAAAGCTATAATCGAATCAGGCAAACTCTTTCCCGACATGGATATTTCTACGCCGTTCACTCCTGATGAATTTCATAAGAACGTCACTGAATTGATTAAACAAATGAACGAATCCGTGCGCAGCGCTTGGGTTCTGGATGAATTCAAGAAGCTGGATATGATTGAGCGGGTGAAAGCCGGCAATATGACCAAATTGCGATTTCGCTGGAACATTGCTACGCTCACTGAGAAGTTCGAGCATGCAATCGGCATTCCACTCGAAGCCCAATTTGAATTTGGGCCAGGGGATTACGGCAACAACGAGAACGTGGGCCAAAAGCCGGTTCAGTGGAAAGGAATGCGCGCTTATAAGTTCTAGGGTACAAAGGTATCTTGACGGGCAGGCGTCGGCGTGGTATGATGGTCGCGTCAGGCTAGAGTAGCCTAAAACAGGAGTTGTTGAAATGAGTGACGCAAACACCGAAGCCACTGAGAAGCCGGTTCGCAAGTCGATCGTTCCGGCTGGCTGGAAGACGAAGAACGACGTCCTGCGCCAGTTCATCGAGGAACAGTGCAAGACCAAGGACGGCTTCTCGTACGAGAATTTCTTTGCCCTTTGCCGCGAGAACAGCCTTCCGGGGGACAAGATCGATCATTATCGGGAGCAGGTGCTCGTCGAGAAGCGCCTTGGTTCGCAGGGTCGCGCTGTGATGACGCTTCGCAACATGCTGGCGACGATCGCCCGCAAGGACGGGAAGCTGAAGGATCTCGACGGCGATGACGTCGACATCGAAATGCCGAAGGTTGCCCTCTCGGGTGCGGTGAAAGCCGCCGCTGAGAAGCGCGAGAGCGCGGGCGATTCGACGGCAGAGGGCAAATTCTGAACCAGCACTTGGAATGAGCCCGATGGGGCGGGTGTAGAATCCCGCCCCATTCTCCAGGGAGGCAGAAATGGACTTTATGAAGGAACTCATAACCTTGGTGGAAAAAGCCAAGGCAAAGGGAATCGAACTTGAGGACATTGTTAATGACCTTGAGTCGATGCAGGAGACTCTTCAAGAGGAAATTGAGGAGTCACAGGAAAAGGACGAATAGTATGGCAACAGCTCCTAAGGACACACATTCGGCGACACCGGCGACTCAATCCAAAAATGAGCCGCCCGCTTCTCCTTCTTCCACCAGCGATGAAAGCGCGCGGGATAAGGCTCGAGCCGATCGACAGGCGAGGATGAAAGACGCGCCTCCAATCATCGATGAACAACGTCAACGATCCGCTGAGATCGAAACGATGGGCGTCAGCGAATGGATGCGTGAACACGACGATCGCCCCGACGACCAGAAGCCCGTGCTTCACAAGGGCGTGCTTCCGATCGGCGATACCTTGGATACGCCGCCCGAAAAGCAAAAGCAGGTCAAGGGCGTATCGACGCCTGTCAAGGACGACGGCACCGGGAAGCCCACTCTTCACGGAGGCTGAAATGCCCTCGTCCGAAGTGATGCACAAATGGGGTAAAGGCAAGCTTCATTCCGGCTCGAAGAAAGGGCCGGTGGTTAAGAGCCAGAAGCAGGCCGTCGCCATTATGCTCAGCGAAAAGCGTAACGAAGCGAAACACGGCGGCAAGTATAAACACAGCCGCAAGTAATCTGGCGCTTGTTCTCCCCATTTACGGGCGCTAGATAGGCGCTCCGCCCTTTGTGCCTCGGGGCGGAGCGCTCTTTTGAACGTGCACAGGCACAAAGACATCTTGACAGGACGCGCGCGGCGTGTTAAAATGGGCGCACGGACGCGATGGAGTGTCTGGAACATGAGGTCAAGATGCAAACGCACACATTGTTAGCGCTATCCGCTGCGTTGGAAGTATTGAAAGAAGCTTCCTATGCGGTCAGGCTGGATACAGTCAACACCATCGAAGAAGGCGACCATATTGAATTGGTCCGCCACTTCGTCAAGCTTCGAGAAGTCAACGAGGCGATCAAGAAAGTTCGAGTAGCCCTCGACGATCTCGAAGACCACATGTCTTATGTGGATATACCCGACGCCTTCAAGGCCAAATTCATCAAAACGATGACGATCGAAGACATCGGGCGCGTAACCGTGTCGTATAAGTGGGGATGTTCAATCCTCGACGGCAAGAAGCCTGAGGCATTCGATTGGCTTCGTGACGGCGGGAATGGCGCGTTAATCATCGAGACAGTCAACGCTCAAACGCTCGCATCATTCGCAAAATCGGAAACAACGGACCATGGCCGGGAAATGCCTGGTTCTCTGTTCAACGTCAGCCTCAAGCCCTACACTTCAATCACAAAGGTGTAAAATGACAAACGAAATCGCACAGACAGGCAACCATGCACTCCCCGATTATCTTCGGGGCAAGGCCAAAGAAAATCGGATCGGCAACATCGACCGAACCGATCTTATCATCCCGCGCATCAAGCTCCTGCAGAAGGTCTCGACCGAAATCGAGGAATTCGAGGGCGCGAAGCCAGGTGAATTTTGGCATTCGATCCTCAACGAATCGCTCGGTGCCGAATTGCTGGGCATCCCGATCGTAATGCGGAAGACCCACGTGCTCTGGGCTCCGAGGGGCGACGAGCGGGGCATTCTGGCGCGGTCGAGGGACGCGATCCATTGGGACCCGCCAGAGGGCGAATTTCGGGTGAAATTCAAAGGCAACATGAAGGAATACGTTTGGAAGCTCGCTCCAACGGTTGCCGAATCAGGACTGGCCGAATTCGGTTCCAGCCGCGACGACGACCCGCAATCGCCTCCCGCCGCTGCTCTTACTTATGAGATGCTGTGGCTTTTCCCGCAACGAATGGACCTCGGGCCGTCAATCATCCTCAATACACGAGGATCGGTGAAGACGTGCAAGAATCTCCTTTCGCTGATCGACGCGAAGCCTGTTGACCACTTCTATCAGCTGTATTCGATCGGCTCGGTGGTTGACAAAGGACCGGACAACGTTACCTACTTTAACTACAGCTACAAGTCCGCTGGCTTCCCGGACGAGAGCGACGGCGAAATTGCGCGATCGATGTTCGAACAGTACAAGGACATCGCGTTCCGCGCTAGCGACGAGAGACAGGACGCAGAAAACCCTACGTATCCCAACGGTGGACGTCCCCGCTCAAATGCAGTCCGCGATGAGAACACTAAGTTTTGAACCTGGCAACTGACAGTCCCCATCAAGGGTAAACCCCCGGTTAGTTGCGAGAGGGTGGGGAAGGGACTTTCTGGTTGGACCTTCCCCACCTCCCTTCTTAGAGGTTCTCATGTTTCAGGGCATTGATATCGAGCGCGCACTCAAAATCGTCCAGTTCTCCCCCCTTATGGCATTCGACACCGAAACAACTGGAGTTGAGATTCGTGATTCTATTGTGGGATGGGTGTTCACAGACTCAGAAGCAAGCGTATATGTCCCCGTTTCCCACACTGGTGGAGGAAATATACTTGATCCAGGGGAGTTCCATAGAGTATTGGGTTTACTGCTTAAAGATAGGGAGAGGAGGGGCTTCCGAACCATCGGGCACAATTTGGGTTTCGATCTGCGGATGGCGGGGAAGGTCGGGGTCACCTTGGGATACCCGCTCGAAGACACAATGATAAATGAGGCATTGATCAATGATACAACAAGGGGTTATGGCCTCGATGATTGTTGCAAACGGTATAATATCACTGCTAAGCTTGGCGATGCTGTGTATCGGAAAATCTCGGAGAAATATGGCGGTTTGCCGGATCGCAAATCAATGGCTCACTTTCACAAGCTTAATGGCGATGATCCAGTTGTTATCGATTATGCTACGGGCGATGGCATCTCTACTTTAGAATTGTGGCAAGCACAGCAACCGTTATTGGATGCGTTAGTCCCGCGCAAGAACTTCAACCTGCGTCGAGTTCACGAGTTGGAATGCAAGCTTATTCATCGTGTCGCGCGCATTCATGCACGGGGATTGAAAGTCGATGCCGAATACGGGAGGGAGTTAAGTGGACCAGCCGGAATCATCCAACAAAAAATCGACGCAGCCAGCAGCCTCTTCCCCCCAGGATTCAACGTCTCTTCGCCGAAAAATGTCGAAACCTTGTACCGTGCAAATGGCCTTAGGAACGAACAATTCTCACGTACTAAGACTGGGGCCATTTCTTTCACTGAAGGCTGGCTTCGGACGAATGAAATTGGTGAGCGAATAATCGCTATCAGAAAGCTGAGGAAAGCCCGTGACTCATTCATCGCCCCGCTCATCGACACCAAAAACATCAATGGACGAGTCCATCCTACACTCAATCAATCTAAATCTGACGACTTCGGGGTTATCGGGGCGCGATTTAGCTGTTCTGAGCCGAATCTTCAGGCGTTTCCAAAGAGAGATAAAGAAATCGGGAAGATTGTCCGACGACTCGTTATTGCTGATGACGGTTTCGAGCTTCAGGAAGGGGACGCAAAACAGCAAGAACCTCGATTGTTCGCACATTTCTCAGAAGATCAGCGATTATTGGAGGGATACCGCACCGGAACTATGGACCTCCATGACCTCACTTCCGCTGGTCTTAAATTGGACCGAGACACAGCCAAAAGGATGGGGATGGGAATCTTGACTGGGATGAGCGCGAAAGCACTTTCTGGTCACATGGGTTGGGATTACGATACGGCTCTCACTTATCATTCCAAATTCCTGGACGAACAGTTCCCAAGGATTAGAAAATTTCAACGGGATGCGACTAAGATATTCAGCGATACAGGCTATGTCTGCTCTATTATAGGTAGAGTGGCACATCTTGATAAGGCTGAATTCGCCTATCGAGCCGTCAGCCGAATTATACAGAATTCCGGCGGCGACTTGATGAAGATGACCCTCCTCCGCGCCTGTGAATATGAGGAGGCGCACCCAGAGGTTCAGGTGTTGATGACTATTCATGATTCTTTGCTCTGGCAGAGACATAAGGGATTTGACACCAGCGAACTAGTGAAGATAATCGAGAACGTGCCGACTGAATTGGGTGTCATCGTTCCGATTCCATATGAATTGGGCACAGGTTCAAACTGGGCGGAGGCATCTTATGGTTGAGTCACATCGTATGCCTGAATATGTCTGTCCATATTGTGGTGAAATATTGGATGGGGCGACGGCGGTTGATTCTGATTACTCGGAACCTCCAGCAGACGGATCTGTCGGAATATGCATTAATTGTCGCTCTGTCATGATATATGAAGGAGGCCAGACACGAAAACCAAACGATGAAGAAATAATCGAGTTGGCTGGCGACGAAGAATTGCTTAAGGGAATGAAAATGTTAGGGCATTATGATGAGTTTATTAAGTCCATAGGTGCAAAGAGATCTTGACAGCGCGTGCACGGTGTGTTAAAATGAGGGCCACGATGGGATATCGAGTCGGTGACGATATGATTGAGATCGAATGCACAATCGAACACACGACTGAAAAAGCGTGGCTTGTGATTGATCTCATGTCCGGCAAAGAAGGCTGGGCACCAAAATCCCGCTGCGAGATAATTCGCGAGCGCGATGAAGACGGCCATGTTCTCATGCATGTGCCGGAATGGTGGGCAAAAAAGCAGGGGTTCATATGAAACTCATCGTTGACGAAAGATGGGACGAAGAAGTCCCCTATGCTGATTCGACGACATGGTACAAGTGTACTCATTGCGAGAATCTACATGTCCAATGTTATGATGAAGACATGAATATGATATTTCGCCTCAATTTTAGCCGCGAAATGCTCGAGGATATGCTGGAAGTGATCAAGGGTCGCGATTCGGTGAGGATTAATTGAATCACGAAACCGAATTGAAGACCGAATTGGTCCGGCAATGCCGGAAATTGGGTTGGTATGCTCGCCGAATTGAGGATCAATACGCCGTCGGCATTCTCGACATTATCATCGTGCCCCCGAACCACTTCACTCTATTCGTCGAGGCGAAGATTACGGACGGATTGAAATTTGCGCCAACCCCGCGTCAATATGTGGAGGGGCTAGAAATTATCAAAGCGAGTGGGTGTGCTTTCCCAGTTATTATAGGCTGGCGACAGGAGATAATGTACATTGGAGATTGGGCGCATGAAGCGTTCATAACTAAGGCATACAGACAACCCGACGGGATGAACTATGCCGAAACAATCAAGGAGTGGATCAGTGGTAGGAATCAACGAACTATTGCATCTCCGTGGACTTGAACACGGTGATTTCACCGATCAAGCTCGCATCACGCAAGAGTTGAAAGATGTAATGCACGCAACGCCGAATTGGGAAAAGCTATCCCCAATTCAGAAAGAGGCGCTCGAAATGAATGTGCACAAGATAGCGCGCATTCTGGCCGGGAATCCCGACTCAATCGGTCATTGGGAGGATATCGCAGGTTATGCAACTTTAGTCGTCCAGCGAATAACGCTCCCTCCTCAGCAACCTGATGATATGGAGCGGAAAATGCGCACAATCGCTAACAATCTTCGTCCGAGGTTGACCACATGAGCGACTTATTCTCGCCGACAGGCGTCCACATTCTAGCTGGTGGACAATATGGCTCCGAAGGTAAGGGTCTCCTTGCTTCGTGGCTCGCGGATTGCTCCATAGATGAGATCATTCCGTGGGCGGGCGTCATCACAAGCGCTGGACCGAATTCGGGGCACACAAGCTGGTTTCAGAACGAAAAAATCGTGCTGAAACAACTGCCAACCTTCGCCGTACACTTGCATCTGCGCGGTTGGACAGTTCCCGTATATTTCTCGGCGGGATCAATCATCGATGCCAACATTCTGATGGAAGAACATCGGAAATTTCCAGGCATCGATATCTTCATCCATACCAACGCTGTTGTTCTCTCGAAAAAGGATATCGACAGTGAACGTGATCCCAATAGTACCATATTCGCCGTCGCCGGAACCCGCAGCGGAACCGGAGCCGCTCTGGCAAGGAAGATTCACCGCGATCCTTCTGCTATTTACAATAATACTAGCAAACGTCTATTTCCTTATTATGAGAGGATCGTGGATACTGCTTATGCACCTTATTTTATGGAAGTATCTCAGGGATTCTCGCTTGGAATTAATGATCCGAAATTCTATCCGAAAGTAACAAGTCGGGAGTGCACATTCGCTCAAGCGATGGCGGACGCGCGAATCCCTGTGACAAGTTACAAAAAGGGCTATCTGTGCTTCCGAACCTATCCAATTAGAGTGGGGAACGTCGACGGACATGATTCCGGCGAATGGTACCCCGATCAAAACGAGATGGAATGGGATGAGATCGGCGTTCCAGCTGAGATGACAACGGTGACTAAGCGCATTCGGCGCGTGGCAACTTGGAGTTGGCAGCAATTCGCCGATTCCGTCGAGGCGAATGATCCGACTCATGTGTTCCTAAACTTTATGAATTACTTCCCGCAATCCAACCAGAGAGGGTTCCTCGTGGAACATGAGAGGAGGCGAAATGAACGACAGTACAAAATCATATACGGCTTTGGACCCCGGATGGAAGACGTTGAGCATCAGAATTCCCCCGCAATTGCACTCTTACGAGCCTGAGATTCGTCGCTTCATCGCTGCGATGATATTCAAGCTCCGGAAGAATGCCCACAAGGGAAAATGGGAACATGGTCGCGTCAACGAATATATGGTCAAGCTCCGCGAGGAAGTAACGGAGCTTGATGGCGCGATCGCGGAGGGAAATATGATCGAGATAGTTCTTGAAGCAGCCGACGTGGCGAATATGGCCATGATCCTCTGTTCCATGGCGATAGAGGGAAGAGAATAATGATATTAGATAAAACGGAAATCCAAAATGACGTATAAGTTAGATCCTGTACAGATCGCATGTTTAGAAGCCGCAAAAAATAAACATGGATTCGGGTTTTTCTTAGAAATGGGTTTGGGCAAATCGCTATGCGTTCTACATGAGTTTATGAGCATGGTTTCTAATGGGGTAACGCGTCTCGTAGTCGTATGCCCGAATAGTTTTAAATCGGGGTGGGCGGAGGAGATCGAAAAACATGGAATTGACGTGGAACCCCACATTTTCGTCTCAGGTGATTCTTCGAATAGCGCCTTTTTCGACCGTAGGTTTAACCGGCCTCCGGTGCTCATTATTAATTATGAAGCTATCCGGTCGGAAGCACTTCGCGAAATCCTATCATATTGGATGCTCCGTAAACCAACTTATGTTGCCTTCGATGAATCAATCCAAATCAAAACCCATAACTCGCAGCAGACTAAAGCAGCTATTGAGTTATCACGTCATGCCGTTATCCGCAGAATTCTTACCGGAAAACCAACCTCTCAAGGCCCGCATGATCTCTGGGGACAAATGCGAGCTATCGGGCAAATGGAGGGCCGTAACTTTTATGCGTTTCGTGGCATGTTCTGTCGGATGGGTGGATTTAAGAATAAGCAAGTGATAGGTGTTCAAAACGAAGACATGTTGGCTAAAATAATCGAGCCGCATGTGTTTCGCGCGACCAAGAAGGATTGGCTCCCCACTCTTCCCGAAAAGAACTACACGACCCGTGAATACGAGTTAACTTGGGAACAGCGCCGACAATATCAGAGCATGGAACGCAGCTTCGTTCTGTGGCTGAATGAAGACAAATACGTCACCGTTGACGCCGCGATCTCGAAGTACGAGAAGCTGGCCCAGATTCAATGCGGGTTCATCATCGATACAGATGACGATAGTAGAGTTCATGTGATTTGTGAACCGCAGAATAATCCTCGGCTCAGACTCCTGCTGAATTTACTAGACGATGAAATTCAAGGGAAGGCCATCATAGTTTACACCCACAAGTATACATTCCATGTTCTAAAGGAGGCGCTCAATGACTACAACCCTGCATGGATCAGAGGAGGAATGGAACCAGATGAAATCGAGAATGAAAAGCGACGATTCAACGACGATCCGTCTGTACGTGTCATTCTTGTCCAAGAACGGGCAGGAAAGTATGGACATACGTTATTGGGAGGGGGAGGAACTGTGGATCGCTGCTTTACCACCATCTTTTTTGAAAATAGCTATTCGCTTGATGACCGATCCCAAGTTGAGGACCGCAATCACCGACGCGGCCAACATAACGCCGTCACCTACATTGACCTCTGCGGAACGTCAATGGATAAAAGAGTTATTGGAGCACTTCAGAGAAAAGAAAGCATCTTCCAAGCTATCATGAAACACTTGAAACAGGCGAAGCCAGCATGACCAAGAAAAGAGCATATAAGCAAACAGGTAGAAAATCGGTCGGCGGGAAGGGCAAATTCGCCCCAAAGCTTACTCATGAAGAACGCTGCGGGTTATATTACGCGTCGAAAATAGGAGTTGAGGATTGGATTCTGTATAAAATAGCAAACATACATCGAAGCTCGCTTACTCGATTATTGGACGGCCATTCAGCATATAAATATGTCCACCAAGAATACGAGGAACTTGGCGAAGAAAAGTTCGGTGAACGATATTATTCTGAATGGCTGCAAGAAAAGATTACCGCCACGCGGGCTGAGGCGCAGGCGGCTGCGCCCCCGGCTGGCCCCACGGTATCGCAGGTGCAGCGATGAGTGCACGCCCCTGCCCCTGCCCCCGCGCCTGGCGTACCTGACATTCCATGCCCCCGTGCACAGGAGTAAACTATGTATGCAACGACGCCAGCGCAACAAGTTGGAATGCTTGTGTCAATGCCGATGTATCGATTCAGGCAGGAAGTAATGGAACTCACCAACGGAGAAATAATAGCTCTAGCGCCCTTATTCCCTGCCAGCTGGTATAGTTGGCCTAGCAATAAGGAACAGGCTAAAGCCGAGTTTTTTGTAACTCAGCTAAAACACGCATTGGTGCATCGTGGATTAGATATGAAAAGCTTTATAAATAAATTGCGTCGTCAGCCGTGACTTACGTAAACGTGTTTCACCGGTTTGTGAAACTTAATGGCAGTTGGGGTCGGTATATTTGCCCCAGGAGGATGGCCGAATGATTCCTCATATTGAGCAACGAAAATCTGAGGCGGAGCCGCCGGATTCGTGCAAAGATCATAGAGCGCTGAGAGCGGCCCAAGCAGTACTAATGCAATTATCTTCATTTCCATTTCATTCTCCTTTGTCGTGTCCGTTTGTCTTGCCGATCCAATGTGCAATAACCGCGCCGAATGCAGCTACTAAACCCCCTATTACCGCCGACGTTATTTCGTCAGCGGGAACCGCAAAGAATACGCAGAATATAGCCAAACCTATGAACGCTAGAATAACAAGAAGTGAGATCGTTAAAATACCCTGCGACTTGTCGAATTTGTAAACAACCACAAGCAAAAACGTAATAAACAATATATCGAGAGCGATCCCCACGGTCACTGGATAATCCAGGATCTTGGGGATCGGAGGAAGCGATTTAGTTAGTTCATCGCTCATGCAATAGCAATGGCATTCGACGTTGTGGAAGCAGAACCGGTGGGATTCGTCGCCGTGACGCGGCAACTAACCGAATTGCCACTGTCGGCTGCGACGAGAACATACGACGAGGCAGTTGCTCCAGCAATAGTCGCTGCGCCTCGAAGCCACTGATAAGTATACGAGGCGGGGAAGTTGCTCCAAGCTCCGGTCGTCACGTTCAATGTGGAACCCACCGTTCCGGTTCCGCTTGCAACTGGCGGGCCAGTATTCACCGGCGGGAGAACTGCGGCGATTTCCTGACTCAATGCCGTCGCCATCGCAGCGTTGGTCAGGTTCCCTGCCTTCCCTCGATTGACTAGCCGAATCACTTCGCCAGCGAATGGGGTGTTGAGAACGTTCCCCGGCTGAACGCCAGCTGGAGCCGTCTCAATCGTCGTGTCGTGCGTTGTTGGATCCGGATTCAGCGCCGAAATGATAGCGTTCAGCTCCGTTACGCGGTTTGGATCTGCGTAAAAGATTTTCGCGCTGAGCACGGCTTGATTGGTGAAGTCAGTTATCGTGTAACTCATCTCAGTCTCCTTGTGGCCAGACCACGACCCCATTCACCGTTACTTGTATCCCATCAGGAACGGTTAAACTGATGTTCTGCGAATCTGGCGGTGTCGGCGCAGGTTCTGGGGCTGTAACAATAGCTGGCTTGAATTTCCAGTAATAACCGGCTATCGTCTGTGCTTGGTCGGTCCCATTTACCACTCGACGAGCGTTCACTGGGTCTTCGGTGGTCGAATTAAAGTACTTAGGAAGACCGACACCGGTGAACCAGCCGATCGTGCATCCGTCATATAAAATAAGCGCCGATGGCCTATCATCCAGCATGAGGTCAGCTTTCTGATAGATTGGAACATTAAGATTGTAATTTTTCTTTAATTGATCCTGACCTTTCTTGTAATTTGAATCCCACGTCAGCTGAACATGACCCCTTCCATAATACACTTGGTTGTAGGGTCCAGTCTTATTCCAATAACTAGCAGGCGGGTTCCCGTATGGTTTTCCGCCATTTTCAGGCACCGGAACCATCTTCCGGCCTGTTTCGTGATAAACAGTAGCCATACAATAAGAAAGCCAGTTATTCCCGTCGCGAGGATTAGCCTCCTCGAAGAATTCTTCCCAGATATCAAGGAGGTAATTCATCCCGTCAACTTGACTCTGTGTCAATGAGCCGCCGAATAAGGAAGCCCGAACAGTGTTGAAGAACGTATCGCGGTCAATCATTGTACTTCTTCCACTAGAAAGATATCTTGACAGACGACGCGCCGTGTGTTAAAATGGCGCGTGAGGTGAGCCATGAATGAGATTAACGGCATCGGCATGATTTTCTTAATCATGTATGTTCTGTGGCTACTATTTCTATGCTTCATTTATTGACCACCCAACGATAGCGAATATAGCGCCTTAATCCAATCCGAATTAGTCGCTACGGAAGTAGGCCCCTGAATTCCACTCGCCCATGCATTCCTGAGATTACCAACCTGTCGATTCGCGGTTGATTGCGCGACGCCTTTCAATGCGGGTGCAGCGATCGTCGACAACCCCACCGTCGCAAGCGCTTCAGGAACCGCACCATGGAACGCTAATCCGGCTGCGAGAGGTTCACCGAGCCCGTGCGCAACACGCCAAGCGTGATCCGATGTGTTCTGGGCTAAACTACCCAGATATGTGTCCTGCCCTGTCAAATCAGATGCCTCATTGTAGCTCATCGGGCGGGTAGTCTTGATTCCCCCCACTGTTGTATCAACTGGCTTCTCTAAACCAGATGATATCTGCCAGTTCTTATCCGCCGATGTAACTGCATTCGAAATTCGTTGCCCCGATCCTTCAACGCCTCCCATCGGGGTACCATTCTCGAACATATCATTTATTCTATCAACTAACTGAGTCGCCCCCACTGAATTAGCTTTATCGCGCCAATCCATAAGTTGACTAACCGAATGTGGCTCGTCAGGATTGTTGGCCCATTTTTGAAAATTGTTATGAACTGTACCAACGGAGTTGGCATCGGTTGCGCCCATGTATTGATCATGCTTAGCGTCTAAATTCGCCCCATAAGATGCTGCTCTGGCATCCGCAGTTGAATAACCAGTACTTAAAGCGGTTTGGCGAGCATCTTCCAATTTCTGTTGAAATTCAGCGGTGGTCGGTGCTCCGGGTCTGCTAGTTACATTCCCCATCGCAGCGATGGGAGACGCAAGAGCACCAGTCGTTGCTCCCCACGTCATTGCTGGCATAACTGGCTGGCCTTCTGCCACCGCCTTAGTCCCCGAATACGCCGCGCCAGCAGTTCCTTGGCCAATTGCACGAGCGCCCCATCGAAGAATAGGATTAGCAATCTTAGAAGCATAATTCTCAACGCCACCGAATATACGGTTTACCGGATCATAGAAGGAACCAATGGTTTCAGGAATCGGGCCAACTTGAGCCCGTGCTCTCTGCGTGGCTTCCTGCTCAGCTTGAATTCTCGCGCCAAGGCCGCCGCCGAATAAAGATTTGACAGCTCCGACAGTTGGATCCCAAAGCCCGTGCGTCATTCCAGCGTTGAAAGTCCGCAACGCAGCGGGGATATCTTGACCGACCTGAGCCAAAGTTCGAGGCTGCAATATATCAGGATTAGGACGACCAGTCCCATCCGAATGGCTGAATTGGTCGAATACATTCGGGTCGGGGGGTTTGTCGAACTGATCGAATTCATTAGCCATGTTATTACCTCAACACCCATCCCGACATACCTTTGCCATACTTGCTATCAAATTGATCGCGCAATTGCGGATTAGCTTTAAGATGTTCAATAGCGGATGGAGGAACTTTCCGTAATTCAATGCCTGGGACTTTGCCAGTAGTTGGGTCTGATACCCATTGCTGCAGGTATTGGGGAACCGCCATTCCAGATTTCTGGGTAACATTGGCAAGATCCATGCTCAAGCTATCTCGATAATCCCGAACAGCTTCTTTAAAGTCCTCTACCTGTAGGTGCTGATCGCTGAGTCGACTCTGAGCCTTGTCAGATTCATTAAACTCAACCCCCAGAATGCGTCCAACACCGCCCTTCAACGCGTCAACTGCCGAAACACCTGATGCGCCTCTAAGCTGGTCAATCTTGGCCTGCAATGCAGATCCCGGTCCACCACGATCTGCGATCGCTTTGAATAGGCTGCCCCCTACAGGACCCGTCAAAGTGCTCAGCATTGGGTCATTCAATATATCGTCAGCCAGCTTCTGATACTCAGCCACCTTCTTGATTGCATCCGGCATCGCAGCCTGAGCCGACATCTTCTGCTGAGTGCTCAATAGAGCTTGTTGCGTCGCAGCTTCCTTCATTCCTGATTGCTGGGCATTCCATTGATCGAATGTAGGAGGAGTCTTCCCGGCATTATTCGGGTCAGCTTGGAATTGCTGCACCGCAAAATTGTAATTTCGCAGGGCATCGGTCGGCCCCGATGCTTCGGCCAAATTCTTTTTAGCCTCAGCCTGCTTGAGGACGATATCAGCTGGAATCGCGCCAGCTTGAGCCTGTTCAAGAGCGGTATGAGTTGGGATCGCTGCCGCTTCAGCTTGAGTCTTCGCGATAGTGGACGGAACGGCAGAAGCCCGCGCCGCTGCCTCTGCAGCCTGTTGCTGTTTGAGGGCGACGTCAGCCGGAATCGCTCCAGTGCGAGCCTGCGCCTCAGCGGTATCTGCCTGAGTCTTCGCAATCGTTGATGGGATGGCTCCGGCTTGACCCTGAGAAAGCGCCGTCCTAGCCTGCGCTTCAGCGATATCAGCCTTGTATTTCGGCGAAGCCTCAAGGTGCTGTTGTTGGATAATGTTTGATTCGATGTCGCCAAGCTTCCCCGTCATATAACCCGTGAGATATTGATCCGGCGTAATGCCAAGTGAAGCAGCGCCTTCCTTGATATGATTCAGCATATAGTTCTGCATCGCCATTTCACGTTGCGTCTGAATAAGCTTGCCTAAATCCCCAAGGCCGCCCGCTCCGCCGATGCCGCTAGCTGCTTGCGCATTGTTCAGCTGGCTCATCGAATTGACCATAATCTCACGATTTTGTTGATTGTGACTCAATCCTGCCGCCAGCAACCCCATCCCCGAATTGATCTGCTGATTCGCCTGCGCACGTTGCATCAATTGCAAATACGTCTGAGCAAGATCAGGCTGCGTCGTATAAGCCTGAGGTTGCGGCGGCTGTTGAGACTGTTGTCCGCCTTGCTGCCCCTGTTGGGGCTGGCCCTGTTGCGGGTTCTGATCCGGAGGAGCATTCGGCCCTCGACCAGCCAAACCAATCGAACCCACTCCGCCGCCTTGACCGGGGACAATCCCGGCATTCGGGCTCCCAGTCATTCCAGGAGCATGCCCGAGCGCTTCCGCAAGCTGATCGCGCGGATTGGGTCTGCCCATCAAAGCGAATAGCATATCACCGATTGCCATTAGCGTTTGGCTCCCATATTCGCAAAGAACGGGTTATTCGCCGCCGTAGAAATTCCGGCTGATCCTCCGCCTATTCCAGGCTGCGCTGACATCCCAATGCCACCCTTCTGCCAATTATTGATGAAATTATTGAGAATACCTTGCGAACCCATTCCTTGCTGCATCGGCGTCCAAGCAGCCCCCGGAGTTTGTACCTGATTCGGATTTGCAAGCGCGGTTAACGCCGCTTGATAATTGCTTCCAGCCGACGCTGGTTGAACGCCCCCCGTACTTGCAGATGGAGTGGTTTGTTGAGGCATCGGTGTTGGAACGAATACCGCACCAGCTTGAGGAACCCCTCTGCCATTGCCTTGAACGCCCTGCCCTCCACCGGCTTGGCTAAAATAGCCGTATGGCGTCACGCCCATCTGTTCCGTTCCTTGACCCCGCGCCATCGCCAAATTCTGCATCATTTGTTGCTGCAAATTTGGAGACGAATTCAACGTCGTGCCTTGGGCAGGAGCGGGCTGTTGCGGAGCTTGATAGCTCTGAATAGGCTTCCCGGTTGCGTCCATGGGAACGCCGACATAACCCGTCGGCCAACCAGGCATCTGCCCCGGCTGATTGAAGCTAGAATACGGATTGCTCCATTGAGTGGGGTCTGGATAAACCCCAGCCATCATGTCGCTATATTGCGGTGAGGGGTCGCCCATTATGCGTATCCATATCCTTGAGTGTCACTGAATGGCCCACCGCCTCCAAGCGATAAACCATAAGGCCTCTGTTGCTGCAGCGCCATCATCTGCATCATTTCAGGGCTCATTTGCGCCCCGTGAGGTTGCAGATTCGGCGTCTGCATTTGTTGAGGAGCCGGAGCATTGCCGCCTCCCATTGCTTTGGCGAGGGTTCCCATACCCTGTTGCGCCATATTCGAACCCAGACCCTTCGCCATAGAACCAGCGCTTGGAGGTCCAACGTTAACTCCAGCCGGAGTATTTAACGTCGTGCCCGCAACGACGCTCCCGTTGGGTTGGGTGAACGGGACAGTAGAAGAGGGCGTGGGATCTCCCGGTTTCCAATTTGCCATCTGGAAGTGATTCGGATCGTTGGGGATCGTAGACAAACCGAATTGAGAAGCCATCTCGCCGAGGCGAGCTTGATTCTTCGGATCATCCGCCTGAATGTCTGCTGCCATCCCGAAATTGTGATAGGATTGGCCAGGAGGAGCAACTGGATTCGACCCCGTTCCTTGATGGGTATTGAATAGCTGCTGCTGTTGCGCATTGCTTCGAAATCCCGACAACACATGAGCCGGGATGCCAGATGCGAGCGCCGCCTTCTCAAAGTCGGAGAGATGAGTAGCGAACGCCGGATTGAGGCCGGTAAGATCAACGCCCGAATTCGCTGGGTAGGCCCAATCAACCATAGAAGCCTCCCATCATCATCATTCGCGGATCAAGAATTCCGCCGATTGGTTGCATGCCCCCAAGGCCTCCTAAGCCTCCAACATTTTGATGTTGCAACGGTTGAAGCTGATTCGACTGAGCCGCTTGCACCGCGCCCATCGCCATCGCCATATTCGGGGCGTGAGCTTGCAAGTTTGGAACACTCATGCCTTGAGGCGCAGGAGATTTGGGTCGAATAGCGTCCATGGGGCTTCCTTGCCCCGGTTGACCGCTAACCGATTGCGACAATCCGGCAATGCCGCCCTTAATGTCGCCGGATCGGAACTTGTCGAATGGGGACATCTGAGACGGCTGAGTTGCCGTTGCATTCAGTGTCGTTCCAGGAGTTTCAGAATGAGGCGAAGACGCAGTTCCCAGAGTCCCGTGATTAGCGGCGATATTATCCGCTAAGGTTGTCTTCGGATTAACGCTAAATCCTTGATTTCTCAGATAAGCCAATGTCTCTGGTGCCCAACGTCCCATCGGAATCTTCGCGGCAATAGCGTTTTGCTGTTCCGGTGTAGCCTCTAATGGAGTAGGAGCATAAACATCCCCGCCGAATTCATGCCACGTTCCCGTGGTGATCTGATTGAGACCCTGAGCTTGACCGGACGATGTACCTTGCGTAGTGTTGGGTATATTTCGCCCGCCACTCTCAAAGTGTTGGAGGGAAGTAAGAAAATCAGGCACCGGGTTGCTCCGTCATCTGATACTGATCCGCCTTATCTCCATGCTTTTGCAAGAATGGCAATAACCCCATTCCGCCTGCCGCCGCTGGAATGCCGTATTTCTTAAGAACATCGATGTATTTATCATTATTGACCACATAATTGTACGTTTTCTGCCGCGGGCTCAACTCAACGCCAGCATCCGTCATTGCATTAGACGCCAAATTGTGGGCGTCAATTGAATTTTTGCCTATTTGCTCAAATCTACTGCTCATATCATCATGAATAGCGTTGAGGGATGGGTTTGCTTTATCGCTATATGTATAAAAAGGATGCGATTGCAAGTTCTTCTGAACATTTGCTGGCAAATCCTTCATTAAAATAGCGGCGGGTGGCGTTTGGAAATCGGGGCCAAATCTAGATCCTTCATCAAGGTATTTGATCCCTTGAATTCCCCTATCTTGCATGGATTGAGCTGCCTCTACCCACGGATCGCTAGGTTCCCCGTGCCCGAAATCATTGCGCTTCTGAACACCCTCGTGAATTTCTGACAATGAACCGTACATATCTTCACCGGTTAATTTTTCGCCTTCTTCCGGTTCAATGCCCATATCTCGGAAAGCCTTTTGGACATCAGGATGTTGCTCGCTGAATGGTTTATCCCAATCGAGGAACTTATCCGGATCGTGCCCGATGGAGACTTGATACTTGTGACCCTCTGATTCTCTTAAATAATATCCATCGTCTTCCCATTTATCTAATTGAGCAATAGAATCAAGCAATGAATTTACGATTTTATCTGCTTCAGGATCACCGATATTCTTAAAATTATTGATGTCATCGTGAATAGATTCACGAGCAGCGTCATAATCCCCAGTTTCAGACAGCGCCGCGTGGGCATCAGCGACATGATCTGGTTCGCCCATATCGAAATGAATTTGGTCCCCCGCATCATTTATTAATGGAGTAACATAGCCTCCTCCAAGCCCCGCTGTTTTGTACCTTTCCGCCACATCCGGATGCTCGGCGAAGTAAAGCCCGTGGCCATAAGCTTGAGCGCCCTCCCCCGATCCAATTTTACTAAAATCAAACGACGGAAAGTCGTGACGCGAACCATGATAGGCAAGAATACCAGGAGTTCCAGCCTCAGTTGCAATAGCGCGTCCAATGGGCTCCGCTCCTTCTTGTAGGACATCCTTGATTGGAGCAAGCGCCCGCGCGCCGGGAATCGGCATTGCCATCGCAGCGTTAGCCAATGCCCCGGCATAGTTTCCTTGACCGTAATCACGATATGCCTGATTGCCACTAAGGCCCATATTCAATCCTGGGATAAGGCCCGCCACGTTCTGTGATATCTCATTAGCATTCTGCCATCCTTGACGGCTAGGAGCGCCCCTTGCTCGATCCATTAAGTTAGCGAATCCAGCCCCCAAGCGATCGCTCCAAGACGCGGAGGGAGCCGCGCTCAATGTACCGTATCCTCCTTGCTGAGCAAGCGTCTGCGCATTCAACGGAGGCTGATACCGATAAGCGTCAAGCGGGCTGGTTGGCGGCGCGTCTTCTAGCTGCCAATCGCCTAGATCATACGAGGCCACCGCTCTTCCTCTTTATAGCAAAGCGTCTGCCCGATGGATGCGTAACATAGTGCCTTCCATCAGAACCTCGATGCGCCATGCCGAATGGGGTCTGGACGGAATCAGGAGTTGCAAGAGCCCCGGCTCCGCTTCGTATCGCTTTTGATCCGGCGATACTGACGACTTTCGACGGATCAATCTTTTGGAGATCCTGCGCCATAGGTCCAATAACTTTCGGATAGCTCTTAGGATCCCCTTTGTATCGGAAAGCGTACATCGGAAGGCCATTGTGATCCCCTAATTTCTTGATATCTGTCTTCTGCTCCTTATCAGAACTGAAGAACCCACCCATAATCTGCGCGATGCCAAGACCCGCCATCAACGGATCGGTCTGCGCGGAAGTCTGTGTCTGACCGCTTGTCGTCTGCGTCTGGCCGTAAGGCGTCATGCCCAATGCCGACTGTAGAACACCAAGCTGCGTGCTCGGATAATTCCAAGCCTGATTGAATTTCGCCATATTGGCGTTGATAACATTCTGCGCCTGCTGCTGCTGTTGCTGACCCGCCGCAGATTGCATCTCGTAATTCATGAAATTATTTTGATTCATAGTGTTGCCAAGCTGCGCCATACCGCTTGCGGCCTGATTTTGCAGGTTAGCATTCTGAAGATAGGCGTTCTGATTCGCGGTCGCCGCTGCGAGTTGATTGTTGATATCGCCCATCGCCCCGGCTTGAGCTTGCTGGAAATTGGACTGATTCAACTGCTGCGCCATCTGCGCCATATTCAGCGCGCCCTGAGCTTGGGTGACACCTTGCTGAATGCCCTGTCTCGACCCACCAAATGCATTCGATCCCGCCGCTTGGGCAGCATTGCCCATCGATGCCTGCTGCATCTGTTGTTGCATGATGGGGAGCGTAGTATTGATCACGTTCTGGGTATAGGGATTCATATAAGGCGACAGATTGGTGTTCGCGAGCGCTCCGGGAGTTACTTGCGGAGCCGATCCGCCCAAGGTGTTGAGATACCCTCCCGTCGCCGCATTGTATTGCGTCTGACCGACGCTACCAGCATTCGCCGCCGTGTTCCAAGCCTGCTGCTGTTGCGCAGACGGATCGGCAACCATCTGGCCTTGATATTGTTGCAATGGGCGGTTGGCAATATTCTGAGCGAGGCCGTAATTCTGCTGCGCCGCCTGATTGACCCACGGAGGCAGTTGAACCTGCGAGGTTTGATTAGATTGTTGGGTCTGTCCGCCGCCACCCATTAGTCGATCTCCTTATGGTAGACGACAGCCGGAGCCGTCCACCCGTATTCTTCTACAAATCGCGACCATCCAGGCCTTCCGTGCGCCCGAACCAGCGTGCAATTGTGTTCGCAAGCAAAATCAATAATTCGACGATAAGCATCAAGAACATTATTAAGATTGCCAGCAATATATAACACGTCCAAAACACGTCGCTTAGGGTAGTCCTGTATCTGAGTAACAATCCAAGTATCGCTCTCTGCAAAGCTCTGCATTTTTCCCTCGGCGATAGCATCCAATATATCATTAAAAGAGTATAAGTCTCCGCCGCGAGCGAGGGCCTCTTCCATCTTGGCGTGATATGGGTGTACATAGTTCACTGAAGTGTGCTTCCTGGAGCGATCGGTTGAGTAGCCAAAACTCCTGTATCGCTGACCACGATTTTAAACACCGAGCCATTGGCCGACATGATCAGGAATCCAGGAATCGCAGTTTGAATCGGCACCTTCGCTTGAAGTTGCCCCGCTGCCCACATTCCAAATCTCCGCAGATAGTCCCCAAGCGGTTGCTGAATAGTTGACGGGACATCCGGAGGAGGCTGGCCAACTGGAGTGGCGATCTTATTCAGCGCGGCCATTATCTATCTCCTCTGACGGCGAAGTCCATCAGATGCTGACCGACCGTAAACAATTGAATGCTAGGTCCAATAAGACTTAACCGCATCCTGATATCACGGCCAGTAACACGAGCGTCAACATAGCCATCAGGGCGAATTGGAACGGGATTAGTCCAAGTCCCGTCAACCACAGGGCGAGGAGGAGAAGAAACATCCAAAGAACGCGACATCCTGGAGAAAAACGAAAATTGAACATTCGCCATATCGCCCTTGATATTCGGAATCACTTGTTTCAATGTTACTAGCTTCGTCCCGCTCGTCAAATTGAGATCATACGTCTCCGCCCAAGGAGCGGCAGCGTTCGCATAGACCAATCCAACTTCATGCATGAATGGCTTCAAACCATCGGCCATTATGGGCTGTCCAAGATAGCTCCCAACGATCCCGGCAGACCGCGACATCTGTCCCTGCGACCACCAACCCTCCTTATAGTTAAATATGATACATCGCGTATTGTAGGGCTGTCCGTTCTGCGGATAAAACCACCAGAATTCATTAAACCGATAAACATGAACGCCACAAGCTTGCTCGCGCACATTAGCTGGATCAATGTCATCGGTGACCCAAGGCCGCACCAAGCATGGGATAGGAGTAATAGAAGTTCCATCAAAGGCGAACATACCCTGCTGCGACATCCATACAACAAAGCTGGAAGTTGTAGCCATCGAAGCCGGCGACCAAGGCGTGCAATTATCCGCCAGTTCGGTATAGTTATAGATATACGGCAACCCTAGAAACTGAATGATGTACGCCTTCTTGCCCGTCCACATCAAGGTACCGAATCGGCCCGAAATCGCCGTAACGATCGGCGATGCTGGCTCAATGTCTAGAAATCCAGCCTGATTGACGGTGCTCGAAAAATTCCAATCAGTGATATCTTGCTGATCGCACCATGCGAAACGTCGAAAAGATCCGCCAACGCCCCCCGATCCTCCCTGAACAGCCCCAAAAATAATCACGAACCGCTGAGGGGTTACAACGAAGCATCGACCTGTAGGAACAGCTGGGGTTCCGGAACCCGGAGTTATCGGAGTCAACGGAGTTCCTGGGACTGCGGGATCCCATTGCAATAATCTCCCGTCCACCGAATTCATGACCAACAAAACAGCGCCGAAGTTGTCAACCGACCACACATTCGGCATCTTATTAGTGGGCAGCACCGATGATCCAGATCGCGGAGTTCCATAGGTATCATCGTTATAATTTAAATCGCTGTATCCACCTTGAGCGGGCATCGGCGGAGCGGGCCAACCACCTGTTGGAGTAATCTCGAATGCAGATCCCGCCGTGTCCACATAGACATGCTGTTCGCAGACAAAAGCGACGTGGAGGATTTGATTGAGATCAAACCACGGATGAATAGCTTTGCAACGTGATGCGAAGGTATAAGTGAAGGGAGCCTGTCCGCCGACCGGTTGCATCTCACCCTCAATCCAACGCATCAGATTCGCCTCAGCCCAATTACTGGACTTCATAGCTTTCGTCGGCATCGAAACGACGCCGGGAGGAATCTGGATTGGCTGAAATTGACCGCTCATTACTGATACCGAATTATATATTGAACAGCTTGATATGGCGGAAGATTATTGTGCGCGCTGCCTCCCCCTTGATTGCTGATTACAATAGCCGCCGATGCCGCATTGACCGTAACTGCAGGTTGCGCCGAACTTGTCGTTGTGTTCCCAAGACTATCCGCAACGCCCCCCGGCGTTAACCCGGATCCGGAAACCACTGTATTCGCGACTGTGTGAGTGTGCGCAGCTTGCGAAGCCCCGTGAGTGTGCCCTGAATCCCCCGATCCTGGATGGTTGTGAGCCGGCATTTCAGCGATAGACAACACATGGGTTGCTTCGCCTCCAGCAGCGCCCATCCCGTAAGCGCCTGATGTCGTGCCGTCCCAACCGATAGGGAACCTATATTGCAACTGAGGCAGATTGAACGTAGTTGATCCGTCCCCCGCGCCGAATCTCGTTCCAATAACATTAAACAATGCTGCATAAGTTGTGCGACTGATTGCCTGGCCGAAACAAGCGACCCAACCAGTCGGAGCAGTGATACCAGCAAATATCTTTATCTCGCCGATGAAAGTATTGGCGTCAACGTATGACTTAGTAGCGGGCGAAGAAGCTGCTGTTGGAGCATTAACAGTGATCTGCCCTGTTGCGCGGCTAATGAGGATTGGGGAGTCTATAAAAGCACCAGCATCAGTGTAACGAGACACCGCGAACAAGGATCCGGCATTGGAGCCTGCTTCGGCGGTTCCATCGCCTATCTGGATCGCCCAACGCATAACGCCGTTGGTTTCTCCAAGAATCGGGTTGCCATTCGCCACCACGGTCTTATTAAGAATCAGCGTGTTGGCGGTGTTCTTGCCGGCATTCAGATTAGTGATCGCACCCTGATTGGCGAATACCTGGGCATCGATCAAATCCAGATCATTGTTGAGCTTTATGCCCCACGTAGTCGCCGAAGCCCCGATTTCTGGCTTCACCCAACCGTAATTGACGGTTACTGTATCAGCCATTGGTCTTTCCTTGCATAGGCATCGGTGCAGGAGGATTTGGCTCGTTGCCTTCAGCGAGCCAAGTTAAATATTCCCGATAATCTAAATTGCCCTCATCAAACGGAATAATCGTGCCATCTTCGTCACGACGAATTTGCGTCTGACTAGCTTCGCCGGTCATCGGGTCCAGAGTTTGAGTGTACATTCAGAGCTCCGCGCTGAACCCAGTAAATTGCAGAGTAGCATAAAAATCACCTTGCGCCACTGCCGCAACAGAAGCTTGAGCCAATCTGTTGTTAATCATCGCAAAGCTTCCATTGGTTGCGTTAGACGTACCAATAAAAGCAGCGCCAACGATCGATGGCGTTGCGCGCATGGGAGTTTGCAAGAACACTTGATCATAAGTCGTAGCGGCAGCCACGTTATAGCCGCGAAGCACTATTCCATTTGGAATGCCAACTTGATAATACCGCTGGCAACGCACCATCTCGATCGCCATCGGCGGCAATTCAACGGGTGGCGGATTGGCGTTGAGCCCGATCGCAACGCCGGGGGTCGCGCGAAGATCAGCGCCGGTCATGTAAAATTGCTGGCCCGCCACCAACGCTCCAAAACCTATACTAGCTGCGACACCAAGATAAGCATTCCCAGGCATCGCGAAGGTATAGGAAACCCTCGTCCATTGCGCGTTTGGAACAGATTGCAGGAAAATATTAACAACGTTGGTCGTGCTCGTATAATTATCTTGCACCGTTGGAAGTTGAATAGTCAAGGATGGAGCCAAAGCCGCGCCGGTGGTCTGATAAACATAAGCCGAAAAAGTACAGGTCTGGTTGTTCAATGCCGCCGCATCGTAGCTCTCAATACGTTGTTGGATGCTTGCAGCGGTGTTCCCCGCCGCACCATTGATTACAAGCGCCCAATATACGCCAGATGAACCCCCCTGCATCGCCGTCTGTGCTGCAGTTAGCGCCGATCCATTAGCGAAAACATACCACCCATCAGCCGTAGGCGCGCCAGATGGAAGCGCCGAAACCCCCCGCTGCCAAATGCTCATCGCGCCATTGCGAAACTTGTTGACGAAGCCTCCTGAACCAGCGTTGCGGATTACATTAGCGTCGACGTATTGCTTTGTCGCCGCCTGTAGATTGACCGTTGGATCGGCCGCAAGCGTGACGGCCCCGGTAAAAGTCGGAGAGGCGATCGGAGCGCGCGACGTATCAGTCGGATGAATGTGATCGCCGCGTGAATATTGAGACGAAGATCCAGGGACCGCTGTTCCCGCCATCAAAGGATTAGTATTCGATGGCCCTGGAACATTAGCCAATGCAGCCGCGACGAATGCCGTACTCGCAATCTGCGACGTATTCGCGCCGGGAGGGGCAAGAGGACAAGTTGAAATGCCCGATAACACCAGCGGACCCGACATTGTTCCGCCGGACAGCGATAAATATCCTGTAAGGCTCGCTGAAATCGCGCTGTTAACCCATCGAGTATTAGGCACCATCAAAGAATTGTCGGAAACAGGAGGGTCCACAAATAAGACAGGGGGATCACCGCTTGTCGTACCCGCAATGCCGGAAGTCGCAACAAGCGCGGGCAGGATCAAGTTTCCAGTCATCGTTCCGCCTGCGAGGCGAAGATAACGCGCATCACCGGCTGCCTGCGTTAACGCTCCATTCGCAACCCCCGAAACGTTCCAAAGAATAGTGTCAATTGACGACCAGTTCCCATTGAGAAGGTCGCCCCACAGATTATCGTCGCCACCAACTGTTGGGAGCGTGAATCCATAATTCGGAGTAGTTGCGTCAGCCTTCGCGTCAGCCATCACACAACTCCGCTGGTGCCCAAGGCGAATTCTCCTCAATGCTCGGATCAGCGACCCAACCCGGATCGGCGCATAAACTATCCGGCCCCCAAATCTCTACGCAAGGCGTATCTGGGTCCCACAACGGCCCGGATTGCATCGTCGCAACCAAGAATGCTATCGTAAAGCTAAAGCTCCCCGATGCGACGAAATCGCCATTGATTCTGCTGCCCTCGAAATAGATCTCAAATGAAAACGAGCCAGAGCCGCCAACTAACTGATTCGACAACCGCGCCGCGAAATCAATCTCAAACGAAAATGACCCGGACAGATCAACAGTAGATCCGGCGCTGTAAAGCGTCTGTCCGTAAAGTCCCGCGCCAAATTTGGACGTCATTGAGCCGAAACCTTCAACGCCCCCGTAAGGAAACGAACAGTGTCCCCAGAGAGCACTTGACGCGGAGTATCAAGAGCACCAGAACCATTAAATTGACCGCCTGTCGCAGTTGTCCAACACCCGAAGAAAGCCATCGTCCCCCAATCGGCTGTTGCACCAGGATAAGAAATGATTTGTGCGTTAGCCGCGACAGTTGGGTTATTTCCACTAGTTGTGAACGGCACTGGACCTTGGCGAATATATCCGTTACCGACTATCTCCGCCGCTCCGGTATCCCCCGGATCTGCGGTATGAAGCGAGACATAGCAAGTCTGGAGGATCGATCCAAGAGCCGTATATTCTCCAGCAGATGAAAGGCCGCTCATCCGAAGCTCCGTGTTCTCGTCTTCGTGATGCGGGAACCCGAAGCTTTCGCTCTTAAATGGGCCGCATTCAACGCCGCGATCGTTTTGTCCGTCATCCCGGTGAAATTAGCCGACGATTGCTCTTCGCCAACCGCATGAAGCGCCGCCGTCGCCAAACTAGCCCAAAGATATAGGCTCGGATATTTCGTCTCGATCCAACTATCCGCGATATCATTCAACACAGGGACTTCCCCGTAATAAGATGACTTAAATATAATTCCGTTAACTTGATCCGGAGTCCCTCCGAAATAGATCTGACGACCCTCAATCGTATAATACCCCCAAGCAATATTGTCTTTCAAATTGAAAAACTCATCACGGCTCTTGTACCGAATTGGGGAAAACCCAGAAGGAGCGCAGGAATTCTGAACCTGAATAAGATCATACTCCAGCCAGTCATCTGGAATAGGAGCGCAACGGCTAGCGATCAAGCCAACATTATTCTGGATCATCCGATCGACGCGAAGATCTGAATTGAATTTCTGCTCAGCCATTGAAATGAAGGACTGGACAAGCGCGTCCGCCCAATCCTGACGGTTGGCCCAATCCATGATCTGTTGCTTCAGCGTCGTCAATTGTTGGGGCACTAAACCTGTCCCTTCCATATTCTGAAAGGCATGCACTCACTCGAATTCAGGAACTTTCGCCAATCCCCCTCGTCCCATTTCTCGCGAACAGCTTGCTCGTAGATAGTTATAGGAATGCGGGCTAGCAATTTGTTCATCGATCGGGGATCTTGAAGTTCGGCGTCACGCGATATCCCGTCCAAAATCTCATCGAGATTTTGTTCGGTGAGAACGCTGAAGGCGTCCGGTTTGCTCTCTTCGTAGAAAAGAGTTCGCCGAACGCCATCCGCGTCCTTATATACTTTACTCTTCACGTGCCCTAAGCTTTGATGCCGTTGAAGAGGATGTGCGCGAGATTGTTGCGCATCTCCAGACCCCATTCAACGACAATCATCCGGTTCTCGGCGTCACCGACGCGAGCCATCAGATACTGACGGAACGCCCGGAAATAGGCCGCCGCTGCATAATCCGGGTCGATAAGAAGGCCGACATCCGCCGCGAGCCACCGTGATGGGAGGACTTTCACGCGCCCGAAGTCCGTGGCAATGATGTCGACAGTCGAGACAACCTCCGTCTTGCCGACAAGGACTTGCGTCGTCGAACGGCCAGTGAAGGTGGAGATCGTCCGCTTGGGTCCGGGCGGAACGATCCACATCGTGGGGCTTGCACCGTTGGTGTAAGCCTGTTGCATTGCGGCGCCGAGAATTGCCTCGGTGATTTGAATTTGCGAACCCGCCGCGACCGGATTAAATGGATCAGTAGACAAGACCGGAAGACCGGTCGTTACTGTCCCCGGCGCAACCGACGCAGCCGGATTGCCACTTCTATCGACTGCTCGACCCAGCCAATGAGCAAATCCCTCGGTAACACGAGCTGTTGGTCCAACATCGTCGCCCGTGACCCGCGCTTGTCTCGAGCAGAGCATGACTTCCATGTCGCTCTTGAGAACTTTGGCCGCCATTGCCATCTGGTGCGCCATTTCCGAACCTTTGCCAGCGGCGTCGGATTCTTCCTGGGTCCCAGAGACGGTCGCGTCTCGATGCGAGATTTGAGTAACGTTGTTGACTCGGACTGTCGGCGTCCCTTGGGCTGGAGCGAGCTGGAAACCTTCAACGTCCGCATTCGACGCGTTGACCAGCGGTAAATGCTCCGTCTGCCAATCAAAGATACGGTTTTTAACATTGCGTCTCCGAATGGCGGACATAACGGGGGTATCGAACGGATCAATGTTGTAGATCGCGTTCGACAGATCTTCTCTATTCGCCTGCGCCTGATACGTGGTGAAGGCGTTCGCAACCTTCGGCATGGGTATCTCCTGTGAGAATCATCTGATCAGCTTCTCAAAAACGCTGGCCGCGTCGTCAAGTCGACCGCTCTTGGCCAATTGTCTTTGGGCGTCGTCGATGTTCCTACGTCCCGCGTTCCCGATTCGGGGTGCGGTTCCTGGAGTTACCGTTTTGCCCTTCCCAGGGATGATCGCCTTTGGCTTGCTTGCCTGTAGGCGATCCCACCTGCTTGCCTTGCGAAGAACTTTGAGCATGCGCTTGTCGTAGACAGTCGCTACCTCACCTTCTGTGAAACCAGCCGCCATCGCCGTTCGGCGCATCGAGTTGATTTCTTTCCGCAAGGTCTGATCGTCAGGAATCTTCTCTTCCATGACGAACTGCGCGAATTCATTCTTCGCGTAGGTTTCTGTATTTCGAGCGATTTCGTTATTCCGCTCGTTCATTGCCGCTTCTCGGCCTTGACGCAACTGGTTCAATTTCCCAGCAACTGCGTCATATTGTTTCCGGAGACCGTACGCTGCCTTCGGATCACGCGAATACTCCGCGTCCCAATCAGGTTCCTTCGGGAGCAGAGCCATAACTTCCTGCTCCAGGATCGCAATCTGATTGATGTAGTTGTCACGCATCGCTGCTATTCGTTGCGCCTCTTGCGCAACTTGATTCGACGCTTGATTGACGTGGTTCATCCGCTGATGGAATGTCTCCGTACGGATGTAACCATTCAACGCTTCCTTGAGAGATACTTCGACGGGTTTCCCGTCGACTGTTACCTCATACCTCTCATCTTCCCCGGATGCCCCTTCGGCACCGGCCCCTTCGTCTTCGTCGCCGGCTTCACCATCGTCGCCGGTCCGTTCGTCTTCAGCCCCGCCTTGCTCCTCATCGGTTCCTTCGTGTTCGGCATCGGGCGCTTCGGTCCGTACGGGTTTGGCCCGAGGTTTCCGCCTGTCGTCGGACACGGCATTTTCGAACGGGTCGCCATTGGCTCTTTCCTCTTGACGACGTAACCGAGCATCCTCGCCACCATCTCTGGTGTCGCCAAACTCGTCGCCTTCCGTCTGGCGCTCTCTGAATAAAGACTCAGGGGCAGGCTTCGACTCCGCGAATCGACCCTGATTGTCGCGCGCTTGAACCCTCTCCGTCCCATTCATTGAGTCACGGAAAGCGTCAGCAGCTTGATCAATGCCCTCTGGCATTTTTTAACCTTTTCGCCTATTAGCATCATTAGTTATTACTTGTAGATTCCACGGTACGTGTAATCCACAAGCAAGAGATTGTCGAAGAGATTCTATGTGATCAACCGTGTGAGAAATTCCTGTTTCCTCGGTTAACCTACGAGCCTCATCATAAAACCATTGAATAGAATCGACCATTTCATCTGTGCGCGCCCATTTAGGCCACTGTTCATCGACAGCCTGTTTTTTATTCACGCGCCTCGTGAATAGCTCTCTATTCGTATGGCGCACATAATAAAGTCTTCGCTGCTCAGCGATTTTGTTCTTATTTTGTCGTTTCCACGATTTTTGATATTCACTAAGCACGCTTCAACTCCACTTTATAATTATTTATGGCGATTGCCAACTCAGTTGCCACTGCTTCCAAAGCATTTATCTGAGCCGTCAATCGGACGGTTTCCTTGCCCACGCCCCCATGTCCCAACAATTCTTGAAACCAGCGCCTTCGGAGCTCAAGGATAGCCCACTGATACGCTTTATTCTCAAGAACAAGCTTCGCTTCACCGGCGAGTTCGCGCTTTTCTTGTGTGTTCATCCCGCGCTCACTGGTCTATTAGCCATCGCGATATTCTTTTCTCGCTCGACCTGGAGTTTCTCCATCTCATATTGGTGTGTCTGCTCCAACTTCTGGCGTTCGAGCTCGATGCGTTGGTTCTCATAAGT